ACCTGTCTTACCCACATCAACACATACAGCCGTGCGGCTCTCTGTTAACTTGCGTTTATCTTTTAGGTAGTTACGCAGTTGCATCTAACAACTCTTGTAATTGGCGCATCCATTGTAACCATATCTTAGGGCTGCAAGTGCAGGGGACATCAAACTTGTGATGAAACACTCTAGCGTGTATTTGCGCAATGCGCTCTCTTTCCTCGTGTTTGAGTGTGCTTTTACGCAGCACGCCACTGGACAAATAAGCTACCTCATCCTCCTCTAAGCACTCAGGAGTCCTGCTGTATGGGAACAGCTTGTTAAGCATTTCTTTTCTAGCATCACAACCACAATCCTCACCCACTACAGCTTTAACTACCTTCTTAATTCCAGTAGCTGTAGTTATCTGTTCAATAGTATCACCCAATCCCTTAGGCTTATTCTTGCTGCCTTTTGGGCGGCCCCTTTTTTTAGATTTGGTTGTAGTCTCCGTTGGAGTAGTCTTCCCAATCTTCCCTGAGTCTGTCGTGGATTCTTGCTTTGCCATTCTTTATAGTGTTCTTAATACTTGTTAAACCTATACTTGTCTCTCTGTGTATTTTATTCATACTGGTGCCCTCCATATGTATTCTTATCATCTTGGCATCATACCAATGAAAATCATCCATCTCCTGCTCCATGTAATCTAGTAAGCGCTCCATTGCTTGTCTTTCTTCAGGTAACCCTGACTCTTCCAGAAAGTCAAAGTCTAAATCATCAAGGCTAACTTTATTCACCTTGCGTTTGGCCCTTTGGTATTTAAGTGCTGTGTTGATACAGCTGCGGTACACATAAAAGAAATTAAGGCTGTCCTCCTCATCGTAAAAGTTTATCCTGCCCTCTGCCTCCATTTCAAGTAGGCGCAGGAAAACCATTTGCACTATATCGCTAGCTACACTATAACTGCCATCAGTATACTCTTTGATAAAGCCTGTAAGGCGTTTAAAGTTTTTCCTGTAAAACTTTTCTATTCTGCCCATGTTATGTTTATAACAAAAAGGCCACAGCATATCTGTAGCATGTGAAGCCCACCTAACTCATCGGTAGGCTCATAGTAGGCGTAATTAATACCTAGCAGGACTCCAGTAATAGGGCTTAACTCAATTTGCATATTATTTAGTTTTAACTGCTTACAATATAACTACTTGAGTGTTGAAAAGCAAGTCTACCTTTTAAAGGCAATTTCCCCTGCGTTATCCTTTTCAATTATTCTGGTAAAAGGAATGCGGTGTAGTTTACCTGTTGATGTGTTGCGCACTATGTAATAACTGCTGCCAACATCAATATCCGATTCCTCCCCATCTACTCTAGTTTGTAAGTAAGCGTGTGTTTCTATACACACAAATTCCATTCCACTTACTACAAACCTTTGGCCGTTTAATATCCTGCGCTTAAAATTCATCCATGTAATTTTCTAGCGCCTTGTTTAGGCGTGTGTTTTCCTTTTTTAAATCGTACAACTCCTGCTTTAATTTATCATTAGTAATACGAGCATCTAGTATCATTTTGTCCAGTGTAGTAAAGTAGTCCGTAATATGCCTATACACTGCACTGGTATCTGCACAAATATGGAAAACCTCCCACATCTGCTCTTGTGTCATTGACTCCTTATCACTTAACTCATTACTTAGGTACTGGAGGGCTCTATGTAACTCAGCCTCCTTTTCCATATAATACAACCTGTTACCCTCAAAATGGAGATTCATCTATTTGTCTGTCTTTAGTTACTAAATTTAAGCCATCTATTGTAAAGCCGCAATTGCCTGATGTTGAGCCTAGCCTTACTGGAGCATCTAATGGTGTTGGCCTACCACCACTTTCCAACTCTTTTACCTTGCGCACATGAATGTCAGTGTACAGCCAATCTTGAGCGTGCTGAGTGTATCTATGAAGTACAAAGAACTCATCGGCCCTGTTTACAAATTTACCACCTCCTTCAACATCGCTGGCCATTGGTGGCATAGTGTGCCCACTATACTCGTGGCTGCCCTTATGCACCTTTCTAAGTGCCTCTGTAGCAGGGTGTGTGTTTAGTATAGTAGTTACACCATATTCCTTACAGAACTTCCTTAGGTGGCTTGTTACCTCGTAATGGTAATCGTGTGTGCTTATACCTTTTAAATCTGCCTTTCGTATTGTAAGGCTATTGTAAGGGTCAATCATCATACCCTGAAACTCCCAAGCATCATAAACCTCAGCAGCAATATCTAGTAACTCAAAAGCATTTACAATTAACTCACTATCTATAAAAGCCCAGTGGCCCTCTACAAAGCTATGGTGCCGCCAGAAGGTTTGCTCATCTATTTGGTTTATTGGCTTGCCTGCTAGAAACTCAATTAGTTTCCGCTGTAAGCTTTGCACCTCGTTTTCGCTGCTGTATATAAGCCACTTTGTGCCGTTTTCTAAGGTGTGTAATAACTGCAGGTAAGTCATTGTGTGTGTCTTACCCACATTGGCATGTCCAGTAACTACCACAAAGTTCCCTTTCTTAAAGCGTAGGAAGTCATCTATTTCAGGAACCCCAAACCTAGAGGCCTCGCTAATCTTACCCTCTCTTGCTCTCTCTAAATAGCGTAGGGTTTGGTTGGATTTTATTATGTGCTTGTGTATCATATTTGTGAATGTAGGTATCTTTTTTTATTGGGTCAAAAAAAAGGGGCGGCTAAATAGCCAACCCCTTACACATACTTAACACAAGTAACTAGAATGGTAAGTCATCACCTACCTGCTCGCCATTGACTATGGCTTGCGCTGTTTCTATTTTCTCCTCTCGGCTGCTGAAATGCGTATTGTAGTTTGTTTCCTGCTTGGGCTGTTCCAGAACCCATTCCACAAACGCATCAGCAACCTTAAGTACATCTGTGCTTTTAGCACCCTTATCCTTAAGTAAATCAACTGCAGCTTTTAAGCATGACTGCTTAACAATCATTTTCTGCTTCTCATCATTATTACCTGAGTAATTGCTTTTAGAGTAGCCACCTCCAGAGTAGTTACCGCCACCTCCGTTATATACTGGCTTAATCTTATTGCCGTACTGGTTGCTAGTAATCTCATACTCTACCTCTGCACCTGCAACAAATTTATCTTGGTCGGCTTTAACGCTGTTGTACTCACCGCTATCTCCGTTATCCATTGTTACAAAGAATTTGTAAAAGGTTTTGCCGTTAAATGAAAAGTCTCCCTTTGGAGACACTGATACTACTTTTGCTGTTTTCATAATGTTGATTGATTTTCTAAGTTTGCAATTTGAGCCTCTAGCATAGCTACTCGCTCTTTCATCCATTCGCTGCCAATGTTATTGGCAAAGGTTTCTAAGTCATCTAAGACTTGGTAAATGTTTTCTGTATTCATTGCTTTGTTATTTATGCTACTAATTCTTGTATCGCTTCTACAGCCTCTTGCTTTGTGTGCCAAAGGGTATCTATCTCTTGGTCAATATCAATAATGTCTGGCGAAGTTATATGCCACTTAAGGTTACCCTCTACTTGGCCTCCTAAAAACTGCACAAAAAACTGCAGTCCATTAATTGTTACTGGGTGTTGTTTATAAACTTTCATTGCTCTTGGTATTTAAATAAGGGCGGCTGCTACACCGCCCCTGTTGTTTATTAAACTATATCTTTTTTGTAACTCTCGTTGCTTACAAAGTAATTGTTGACCAATTCCCATTGCACCCATTGTGCGCCAAAGTCCTTGACTCTTACATAGTTGTAAACTAAAATGCCCTGTAGTTGGCCCCAATCTCCGTAAACCTTTGTTCTCTGTGTTCTTGTTTTCATTGCTCTTTGTTTTTGTTTAACAAGTCAAAGGAATAAAAAAAAGTAATTCTCCTACAAATTTTATTTAAAAATTTTACCCTCTATTACAATGACAGATGTGTCTTTGGGTAAATCGCTTGCTGGTTCTATGCGCACAGCCTTAATGAACTTCTTATTGTCATCTTTAATTAAGCCTGCCTCTACCAGTGCATCCTGTGTAAATTTAACTGCCATGATGCAATTGTCTAAATCATAGCGGTAATTAACCTTAGCAGTAATTACGCAATACTCAAACTTAAAGTCGTAATCCAGCTGTTGCATAACTACCTCACGCCATTTGGTTTTCTCCTTACTACGGAATGTCCAGTGGGGTGAGGAGTAAAACTTATTGAGGCTAGGTATCTTACCTAAGTGTATCTCTATTTTAGTGTGGTCAGTCATGGTGTAGCCTATGTGCATACTCTGCATCTATCTTAGCTATTTCGCCTATGTAAGCAAGTTCCTGAGCTTTTGCAGCATCACGCTGCATCTCAGTGCTATCTGTACCTATATTCTGGAACAACATCGCCATCTTATGCAGTATGGCATCTATCTCTTTATTTCTCGTTGGGTTGTACATCTGCTTTTTTTAGTTCATATAATACCCCATCAAAGAGTAGGTTAACATGAAAGCCATCTACTACCCAAGCGTGGTAGTTATCCTCGTTTAATAAGGCGCTAAGTCTTTGAGCCTGCTTGAATGTCATAAGGGGTAGAGTAGTATTTGTTAAAGCCGTAATCGCTAGGCTGCTCATCGTAAAACCCAAAGTGAGATAGGAAGTGGTTATGGTAATCATCATCAACCTCTTTCCTTTCTATAGCTAGGCTGTATTGTCTTCTAGTCATATATCTTGTGTGTAACACAAGTAAATATATCTATTTATTTTCTAATAAATAATCTAATAAGAGCAAAGGTCGCTAGAATAATTGAGAGTATCAACACCTTGTCAATAAGTTTGAATTCATTTTCCTTATACACCACCTGCGGTACTTTAACCACCTGTGTTACTTGTATTGTATCTGGTAGACACTCAGCTGTTACCTGAATGGTATCGTGAATACGCATTAGCTGTACTCTAACGCCATTTCTTTCTACTTCTATGGTATCATACTGGCTGAGTACTAAAGTGTCGTGTACGGCCTTAATTTCTGTTACCACTATTGTGTCCAGTTTTACCGCAACCCGTTCTACTATCGTTGGGTCTTTTGCAACTGCACGCTTCAGGTGCCACTTCGCACCACAACCCTGAGTCAAAAAAAGCAGCCCTATTAGAACTGCTCTTGTTTTTACTACGCCCCACATGCTTCGCAATCTTCAGGGTTATCAATGTTGCAACTAGGTTGCTCTTGGTCTGTTAGTTCATCAATGAAGTCTTCAAAACTATCTTGGCTTATTTCTTTGTGAGTCATTGTATCCTTTTTCGTATTCTAAGTGTTTTTCAATATAGTAAATTCTTCCCTCCAAATTCTCTATGACTAGAATCTTTTTATCTAATCTTTCATGCACTACATTTAACTCCATCTTTAGAGATGAGAATTCAGCATAAATACCACCTGCTGCAAACACTGCTGCAACAAGCCATATCAACATTGACCAATTTTCCTTTAAAAAAGATTTAGTCTCTTGAGCCATTGCCCTTGTGCATTAAATACCAACGCTGCGCAGTATATCCTATAGAGATTAGGAGCAGCGCAATCTTCAATGCCATCTCTATATGTGCAAAGCTAATCGCAAAAGCGCTAGTGTTAAGCAGGATTAACCTGACATCTGTTTCTGTCATTTCCCTGCAAACTTTTCTAGGCCTGCTATACCAAAGCTGCCTAATGTTACAAACACAAATGAGTTGTAGGTAAATTCATTAATTGCTAAATCCTTCCCACAAGCACCTGTAATCACATCAGCAATCATTACTAATATCATTACTGCAAACGACATAAAACCTATAATGGTCTTTTCATTCCAATCGTTGCTGTTCTTAAATATCTCAATAAAACTCATATCTTGTTTTTTTATTTACACGAACTGCTCTAAGCACTTCGCCTCTATTTCTTCCTGAACGCTTATAACTCACATGAACCCAAGCAGGCTCATCACTGGTACCAAACTCCCAAATAAGTTGGTCAAAGTTGGTGTGCTCCCTGATATACTCAAAGACCTCTCTATTAGATAACCCACCATAGACATCGCAGTCTATATCTAAAGCCTGACCTTTACAATGTTGTGAGGCGGCTGAACCACCGATAAGATTATTCAGCTCTATGCTTCTGTAACCAGAAGTAATTGCAACAGGTGTGTTAAAGTAATCCCTTAAAGGCTGAAACACATTCTCTGCTACTGCCTTTAGGTTCTCCATGTGCTCAATAGTAGGCTCGTTAGAGATACCTTTTTTAATTGCAGTTGCTGATTTTATAACCTCAGCCAATGTCAAGTTTTTACTCAGCTTCATTTTTTGTGATGTTACCTATGCCCTGATTCATGTAATCACCTTCGCAACATTCTCTGGAATATCTCTTCCCATCTTTGCACAGGCATCCTCTCCTCTTGTCCTGTGGGACATTGTATCTGTCCTTACCCATTATACTAACTCCTCCTCTGGCTCTGGAAAGTATTCTGGATGCAATTCCTTACAGGCCTCTGTCCATTCCGCTATAGCAGAAGATGAACCGAAAGTATGGATACCC